TCTGTTCAGCGGAAAAGCCGATGTCTTCGGCCAGCTGGCGGACCTTGTCGCCTTTTGCTGCAATGTCGCCGATGACAGTACCAACCAGAGAGCCGGCAAAACCGCCCACACCACCAAAAGCACCGCCGACCAAGCCGCCGATTGCACCACCGGCAGCTGCACCACCGCCCTGGCCAAACAGCAAGGGGAACGCGCCGCCGATAATTGCGTTGCCGGCAATATCCCCCAAACGCCCGCGACCTCGGCTTCCGGTGGCAGCCCCTCGCGCAGTGGGCGGCAATGCAGGCCCCTGCACACCAAAACCGGCGTCTTGGATTAAGCGACGTCGAGCGGCATCATCTGCCAAACGTTGCCGTGCTGCAGTGCTTGATAAAGCTTCTCTGTTACGAATAGCAGCTGTTTCTTGCAGCAGTTGAAGTTCGCGAGTTTTTGCAGCGTTTAACCTTATCTGCGCTCTTTCGGCATCGGCAATTGCCACAGCAGAGTTTTGTTCTAAGCGCTGTAGATTTGCCGCCAAGCCGTTTAACTGTTGCCTGGTTGCGGCCATTCGTTCCAAAATCTGCTGCCTTCTTGTCTCCGCTTCAAGTGCTTTTTGTTCTGCTCTGGTAAGCGGTAATGCGACGGGAAAACCCATCGCCCCAGGGCCCGCAAGCGGTCCTTGCATTACTGTGCCTGATGCACCCGCAAGAAACTTTTGCCGCTGAGCCTGCTGATCTAGTAGTGCTACTACTTCTTTCGTGCCTTGTATAAAAACTTCTTGGCTTTGTACTTTTTTGTTGAGTTCTGCGGCACTTTTTTGTTCTAAACGCAGTAAAGCCTGCTGAAGATCTAGCTCGTCTTGGCGTGCGCGAATAGTGCGCTGGACGCGTTCTGCTACAGGAGACTTTTGCCCGACTAAAGAACCAACGGGGGATGCAGGACCAGGGCCTATTGGACCTGCGTATTGAGTTCTCTCACGAATACCTGCGCTAGCAAGTTTATTTTTTCGTTCCTCTTCGTTGACAGTTTTTAACAGAGCTGCACGCTCGCGCAACTCCGCATTAAGTTCGTTTGTTGCCGTGACATATTTGCGAGCGGCAATAACAGCTTCATCGGTATTCAGCGCCACTTGGTCAAATGCCGCAGCTGCATCGCTAACAACGGTTTTTAAGTTGTTTATGCTGCGTACAACGCCACCGGAACCAATGTTCTCTAAATAGTTGTTAAGGCCGTCTACTAGTTTTGATGTGGCCGAGATTTCATTTTGCAGTCGCTTGAGTTCTTGGGCGCCGCGTACCGCAATTTCGATGTCGGCTCTGTAGGCCACGGCGTTGCGTCACACTCTGGTACTTCAGTTTACGTGACAAAAAAGCCGCCGGGTTAGCGGCGGCGTTTGGCCTTTTCGATTTCCTTCTGCTGATCCTCGTTCAGGATCTGGAAGTAGGCGCTCCAGCCGAGCAATTCCTCGGCGGTCATTGTGGTGCGGACTGCGCTCAGACTTAGGCCCAGCTCCTTGGCGACGCCGAACTGGAGCATGAGCCAGCTGTCTTTGCGCAGCTCGGCGCTTAGGGCTTTGGGTCGATGGGCTCGGCGTCGTCGGTCAAAATCGCCAACATCAAAGCCTGGAGGTCTTTGTCCTTGACCTCGTTCTTCAGTACGTCGATTTCGCCGGCGCTGAAGAGTTTTGCCCCAGTGTCGTCCAAGGCCTTGGAAATCAGCAGTTGGAGGGCAAAGGCGTTGGCGTCGTCGGACTTGGCTTGTTTTTGGGCGCGTTCGCGCTCGGACATGGTCAACGGGGTGACCCACATCTCAAAAGTGCTGCCGTCGGACAGTTCGACGCACTTTTTGACGGGTTCCAGGTTGGCGGCCTTACGCAGGCGGTCAATAGCCCGGAGAGGCGTTGCGGGAGGCATAAGTCTCAGTAGTCTCGATCTAGTGTAGCGGAGTAGACATGAAAAACCCCGGCTGGGAGGCCGGGGTGCTGAACTGACTGCTCCAGTACCTTATCAGGCGGTCTTGACCAAATCGAAGGTGGGGTTGGAGCTGGGGCGGAAGTTGATGGCAACGGCAATTGCGTCGTCCGGGTTGACCGTCAGGCTGGCCGAGGTCAGCACAATCGGCATGGAGATCGAGCGGCTGAGGGTTTCGCTAACCGTGCCAGCGCTGTAGACGCGGTCGACATACAGCTTGACGAAGGCACCAGTCTGGTTGCGCTGGATGATGTCGTTGATCATCCGGTTGGCGAAGTTCTCGTCGTCCGTGGTGAAGTACACGGTGGTAGAACCAGTGCCTTCGGCGAAACCGGCCACGTAGCTGCGGAACGGGGCAAACTGGGCAGCTTGCTGTCCAATCGTGGTGACGTCAATCTCGGTGCGAGTGATTTCAAACGACCACTCGCGCACTTGGCCCACCGACTCGTAGTCGGCGTAAGCCACTTGGAAGTAGTTGTTGCCGACAGCAGTGCCATTGTCGGTGATGTCCACAGCGGCGCCACCGTCAGTGGCGGACACCTGCAGTGCACCGGTGCTGGCGGTGTACGCAATCACGTAGTAGGTCGTACCAGCCGTCAGGCCGGCAGGCAGGGTGCCGGTGGGGCTGGCACCAGCGCTGTTTTGGACGCTGAACTTGACGGGGTCGCCAACTTGGAAACCGTAGAAGGTTTCGACGGTGATGGTGTTGGTGGTGTCGTTGACAGCAGCTTCACCAAAGGTGCCGACAGTGCCGGCGGGTTTGTAGTAGAAGGCACCGGACGTGCCCGTAATGACGGTCGCGGTCATAGGACGGCTGGAGGTAAAGGGCGGGCACTGCCCGGCTTAATACAGGTTAGCGCTAGTTGTTGCTGATACCTAGCTCAGAACAGTGGCGACATAACCTGCTTCAATACGGCCCACGAAGTGGGGACTGTCCTCCGTAGAGGAAAATGTTGGGCCGTTAATGTTTGAGACACGGAAATAGACACCGGTGGCGGTTTTTGCCGTGTCGTTCAGTGTCTCCAGCACAGCGGTTGCGGTGTTTAATAGCGTCTGGTTGCGGGCGGGGCCGCGGCCTTTTTCCGTGAATACGCGGATAACAACTGCTCCACGCGCGTTGTCCACGCTGGAGGTAAGCGTGGCTTCGTTGGTAATGCCGAAAGTAACATTGACGCGAACGTACTCGGTCGTAGTGTTTGGCGGTACGGCCGTGATGTTGTCGAAATAGACCGGCACCGCAGGTACCAGTGCACTAAACGCGCTAAGCAGCGGATTCTCAACAGCGGCGCGGATGGCTTGGTAGTTCATCGCGCACCTCGAAATGCTGCGTCCATTGCTATCTGTACCGCCTTAGGTAAGTGTCCCCCACCAGCGTAGTTTGCTAACCAGTCTTGGTCTGCAGTGCGAGAAGAAGATGAGTCTGGCTTGCCTCCGCCTACATCCCAGCGCTCTGATGGATTAACCCTTCCTTGGTTGACTTCATAAAATTTGCTTCTACCTAGTGCTGTTTGCGGTAGCGGTGTAGGACGTATAAATACACCCTTTACTTCATCGGTTGCTTCTGCTGCATAAGAAGAAAAGTTGGATATTTTAAATACAATTTTATCTGTGGTAAATACTCTTCTACCAAGTACGCTTAGTGCTTGCCGTCCTGTAAAAGGAGCGGATCCAAACTCGATTGGACGTGGTTCTCCAGGCAAACCGTCTCCTTTAACAGTTTGTCCTTGAGGACCTACTATTTGCCATGAATTTGAAAACTTGCCTGTCCAACTAGGTCCTGTTTGTTGTAGCTCGCGTACTACACGCTCGGCCGCAAGAACAGGACCAATATTAGTTAAAGATCCGGCTACGCGATCGAGTTCTTCTAGGATCTCTTTACCGCCTTGCCAAAAACCTTTACGTGCCATTACTGGGGCCTCACGATGAGGGTGTGCATGATGGGGGAGTCGCCGCGGTAGGTGTTGATGGATAGGATTTTGGCTTCGCGGGTTGCTCCAGCTTGGGTGTAGCGGATGCGGTCGGCTTCGGTGGGGTAGTACGTGCCAAGCTCGCTGGCACCAATGATGACCTTGAGGTCGGTGGTTTGGTACAGGC